AACAGAAGTAAAGGTTGAAACACGTGGTCGTAAAGTAAACCCAAACAGCCCAAGACAAATCCGTTTAGCACAACAAGCAGAAAACAGAGCAATGGGAATAGATGGTAGAGGTAGACATGTAGATCCAGAATCAGCCCGTCAAGCTAAATTAAATGCACTTGAAGCAAAACGTGCAGCGGGAATTGAAATTAAAAGAGGTCGTCCTAAAGGTACAGTTAAAGTTACAGTAGAAAACAAAGCGGAATAAGTAAATTGAATGCAACCCTCTCCCAGGAAAGCAGACTAAAGGGGGGGGGGGGGGGGGAGGGAAAAAAGGTGATTGAAAAAAAATAAAAAAAAACAGAGTAAAAAAAATTTATAATTCCCCCCCCCCCAAAAAAAGAAAAAAGGGGGGGGGGGGGGGGGGGGGAGTAGGTAAATAGGTTAGTCGAAGATAATTAAAAATAAAATCGTATGTTTAACTTATAAAATTAAAACATATGAAAATAATATTAGAAACACAAGTATGTCCAAAAGGGGTAAAGTGGTATTGTATAAACCATACCCAAGATGGTGGTAGTGGAACCGTAAGTTGTTTCAACTGGTTTAGAACCGAACAAGCAGCAAGTGATTATTTCAAAACAATAAACAAACCTGGTGTAAGGGTAATATTTAAAGGTTAAACATATGGAAGATATAATAATAAGAAAAATAGTAGGCGGTATATCAGGTATCAAAAATGGTACCAAACAACCCAAGGAAGTAATCATATGGTTAAATAAACTAAAACCAATAAACAAACCCATGTACGATGAACTTATAAATGATTATATATCAGTGGTAAAGAAGTAAGTCGATGTTATTTAAAAAATAAATCGTATGTTCATATTATAAAATTAAATAATTAATTAACAATTTAAAATTAAGGTTATGAAAATCAAAATTCAAATTAAATCTGTTTTTGAACAAATTGCTTCAAATGTATTCAAAATGAATAATGTTAATCAAATGAAAGCATTTGTAACTGAATTTGTAAACAGTAAGGGAATAAAGGATACTGACAAACAACTGATAATAAACAATGTTAACAACTGTAGTAATGTAATTCAAATACAAAGATACATCTGCAATTCTTTACTTAAATATGAGGGCATGTCTGTAAATTTTGATAAACCGGAATAAAGGCAATCCAGCGGATCAATTCCCGACACACATTAAAAAACGTGTCGGGAAATTACCACGCGTTCTTTAACACGCGTTTCTTTTCATAACACGTTCTTTCAAAACCGGAATCCCCCTAGTACGGGTGGGGGCATACGGCCGTATATGGTACCGGGGTAAGTCGTGGTATACTACCACGCGAGCCGTCGTCCATACGGGGTGCGGTGGGGGTAGGGAAAGGCTTGGATGTATATTCACACACCCAACACCACTACACCATCGATTGTATATCTTTATATCCAACCACAATTAAATCAAGATTTCACTATAGGGATTTTGGAAAAAAATCAAAAATTCTTAATCTAACGAGAAAAACAAAATTTCACCATCGACAAAATATATACTTATATGTTAAACTAAAAAATTAATCAAAAATATGTATAAATAAAACCATGGATAGGATTTATACTTTTGATGATTTAGAAAATATCCAACGGTTTGTTAGGTCACTTAAACGTAAAGCTAAAAAACTTAAAATTACTTTACAATTAACTAATGATAAATTTGTTATATTATCGGATGATATTGAATGTCAGGGTTTTTTTTCAGATAAACAAAATAAAATTCCAGGTGTATTAGCTACTGCTACTAATAAATCTATTAATAGTTGGCTTTCTACTTTAGTTCATGAATCTTGTCATATGGATCAATGGAGTGAAAAAGTAAGTATCTGGGAAGTATATATGAAGGAAGATATTGATTTATATTATTATAAATGGATTAATAATAAAAGGGTAAATAAAAATAAAGTATATAGAGTTTTGGATATATGTAGGGAGTTGGAGTTGGATTGTGAGCAACGTGCTGTTCAAAAAATAATTAAGTATAATCTTCCTATAGATGTTAAAGAGTATATACAAAAAGCAAACTGTTGTTTATTTTTTTATAGTTATCTTAAATTAGATAAAAATGGATCATTACCTAATTATGATAATGTTAAAGTATATACAAAATTTAAAGATGACTGGTATATTGATTATGATGATATATCTAATAATATTTTAAAATTATTTAAAAACAAATATTTATAATTATGAAACATTTAATAAATAATTATTGGAAACCAACTCCTAAAAAATGGAGAAAAATTGGTGATGCTATTTTGGCTACAGGTACTTTTGTAACAGCAGGTGCTCTGTTAGAGTATGATAAAATGAAGGAAATTTTTACTCCTAAAGAAGTAAAAGTCATAATTGTATTAGCTTTTGTATTAGGAGTAGCTGGTAAATTTATTACTAATTTTTTTAAAGATGAAGAAATAACTAAATAAAGTTGTTTTTTATATATTTTTTCATATTTTTGTTTTATGTTAAAACAAATTACTGAAGGAGAAGCTATTCAATATATTAAATGTGAAGATGATTTTGCTGAGAGAGAAGCAGTTTACTATACATTAACTCCTAATCTTAAACCAGGATGGGAAGGTTGGGAAAATGTAACTTATTATACTGCTAAAAAGAAAACAGAATATTTGGATAGAGAAGGTGATGGAAATTCTTGGGTTTATATAATGTCAAATCCTTCCATTCCTGATTTGTATAAGATTGGATATACAAATAAAGATCTCGAGGTTAGAGTGAAGGAAGTTAGTAGAGGAACAGGAGTAGCTATGTCTTTTGAAGTTATTTGGGCTTTTAAATGTTTTGATGGTGAAATGTTAGAGTATGAAGTACACAAATGTTTAGATAAATATAGAGAAAATTCAAGGAGAGAATTTTTTAGAGTAAGTTTAGAGGAAGCTAAATCTACTATTAGAACATTAGGAATGAGATATTCAAAATAATAAAAATCCTGCTACCTAAAGGTGGTTTTTTCTAGTAATTTAATAGAGCAAAATATTAATTTTATTAACATGTTGGTTCGAATCCAACCTAGAAAACTTAAAAATAATGTAATATGAATTTAGATAATATATTTAATTTATTCATTTTAGATAAAGAAGAATATATTTCTCATAATGATGAATCACAAAGATTAGTAGATTTATTTAAAGAACATCCTTTAGTAAAAATAGGAATGTTTAAAAAATTAATGAGGAATTATATTACTAATAAAAAACAACTAATATTCTTTTTTTCTTCTATTAATAAAGATTTAGATCCCGAAAATATTGAAAAAGCAGGAGAATGCATACTATATAATAAAGCCTGGGATTATATTAGTTGTTTAGATTTAACTAGTGAATTCCATGTAGAAACTTTAAAATCTGTTTCTTCTGATGAGTTGGATGATTTTTTATATATATTAATTGCTTATTTTGAACAATGGGAAGAATATGAAAAATGTAATGTTCTTTTTAATATAAAAAAAGAAATTATGAACAATTTAAAAGAAAATTTGGAATTAAAAAATTAATGATTTATATTTAGAGAGAGGGTTATGAAAATTTAAAAAATAAAATATGAGAAATAGAAACTTAATAATTAACAAAATTGAAAATTTAGAGGGATTTATGAAAACTCTAAGATTTATAGTAGAACGAAGAGAACCAGTAGAAACATATCTTCAATACTTATCTTTTTCAGAGGAAACCTTATCTGAGGTGAAGAGTTTAATTGAATCCCAAGATTTATCCCCAGACGAATTAAATAGAATTTAAAAATAAATAATAGTTATGAATCTTACAGCAGAACAACTCCAAGAAAATTGGGAAAACTTATTAAATTATATTAATAATTACATCTCAGAACCCAGGAAATCTAATCTTATAGAATTTTACCACAAATTTCAGGATAGATTAATATTAATGCCCGCTTCTCATAAAAAAGAATACCATAATGCATTCCCAGGAGGATATGTAGAACATGTTAATAGAGTAATAGAAGCTGCTCTTAAAATTAATAAAGTATGGACTGAATTAGGAGTAGAAACTAACTATTCTGAAGAAGAATTAGTATTTTCAGCTTTAAACCATGACTTAGGAAAAATTGGGGATGAAAATAATGAATCATATATACCCCAGACTGATCAATGGAGAAAAGAAAAATTAGGAGAAGATTATACATTTAATAATAAATTAGAATTCATGTCCGCCCCAGATAGAGGATTATACCTTCTTCAAACCCACGGAATTGAGTATTCTAAAAATGAATATTTAGCTATTAAACTACATGATGGTATATATGATGAAGCTAATAAACCCTATTTGATGGGGTGGCTCCCTGAACAAAAACTTAGATGCGCTTTACCTCTAATAATACACCAGGCCGATTTTATGGCTGCTAGAATTGAATTTGAAAGAGAATGGTTCCCAAAATTTAAAAAAAATGGGGATAATCAAAAAAAAATTAATACATTTGATTCAAAATCCGATAAAAAAAATCAACCAATAAAACAAAAAGCTTTAAGTAGTGTAAAAAGTGAAAGCTTAGGAAAATTGATGGATGATTTTTTTAAATAAATTTAAAATATTAACTTTTAAAGGTTATGGGTTTTTAATTCATAACCTTTTTTATTTAAAAAAACATGGTAATAATAAGTATTTTAACACCCACATTAGTGATTTGCATATTTGTAATATGGAATCTTTTAAGGAAAAATGAAAAAGCAGAAGACATAATCACATATCAACAAGATTATATTAATAATTTCTCTACTATAATAAAATTTACAGATGATGAATTAAAAAAGTTAGACGAAAAAGGAATTTTTAAAAGTGATGATGAAATAGGCTTCTTTTTTACTCAAATTAAATCACTGCAAGAAATTTTAAATAATTTTAAAGTAAAATAATATGAGTTTAATTCCTATTACTAAAACTACCAATAAAAAGAGATATTTTACTCAAGAAACAGAAGATGCTATTATAGAATATAATAAAACTGAAAATTTTTTTGAAAAAAGTAAAATATATGAAAGAAAAATACATTATCCTTTTTTTAAATTAACTGAAAACATAATTCATACTTTTAAATTTTATCATACTGAAGAAGAAGATTTAGAAAATCTTCAACATGAATTAATGATATTTTTATTATCTAAGATTCACTTATATGATCATAAAAAGAATATTGAAGATAAATTTAAAAAAATAATAATTAAAGAATTTAAAGAACAATATACTTTAAATTTTGAAGAGTATGTGGGCAATGTGAATAGAATTAGTCAAAAACAGATTAATGATTTTATAGATTTGTTAAATGTTTCTAAAGAATGTAAAGATACATTATTTAAAATAATCCCACCTAAAGCATATTCTTATTTTGGAACCATTGTTAAAAGATGGCTTATATTATATAATCAAAAAAATTATAAGAAAAAATTAGTTACTTCTCCTATTGATGAATTAAATCCTGATGAAATATTATTAGAAGTTTCTCCTTCAAAAGAAAAATTATATATTTTTATTGAAGAATATATCAAGTATTGTTCTGATAATATATATACTTTATTCCCTGATATAAATGAAGCTAAAGTAGCAGATGCTATAATTGAATTATTTAGAAAAAGAAACCATTTAACTATATTTAATAAAAAAGCATTATATATTTATATAAGAGAAATAATAGATGTAAAAACATCTAAAATAACTAAAATATCTAAAACCTTATCAAAAATATTTAAAAAATCCTACACTAATTATATAAATACGGGAATATTAAAATTTGAATAATATATATTTATTATAAAATAATAATATGAGTGATCTTGATAAAATAGTATTCAAAACAAAAAAAGTTTCAGACATACTAGAAGAAATATACAATAATCAAAAAACAAAAGAAAAACAAATTTCTTCATTAATTTCTGAATTAAAACCTTTAATTAGTGATATAGGTGATGCTACTTTAGTGGTTCCTCTTATAAAAGAATATTTAGAAATTGGAGTAAAAAATGATGAGCAATTAATAAAAATGGCTACTATTATCCAAAGATTACTCCAATCTAACAATTCTTCTTCAGGAGATAGTTTAGGTATTTCTGAAGCTGAAAGGAATCAATTATTAAAAGAATTAGAAACTTTAAATAATAAAAAATGAGTAAATTTGGGTTTAGTGCTTTAAATTCTAGAGTAAACTCTAATATTACTACTTTATCTAACAATGTTGGAATAAATAAAGAATCATCTAATTTAAATATAATAGTAGGAAGAGTAAAAGATATTATATTAGATGATAAACATTCTTCTTTTGGAGTAAAAGGAACCATTGGTGAAGAAGAATGGGCCTCTATAGGAAATATTCTTTTTAAAAACGTTGATAATAATGGACCCAATTCTTCATCAGGATTAATTGCTAGACCTTTACATCCTAATATAAAAAACCCTCCACTATTAGAAGAACTAGTATATATATTTTCATTTCCTGATACTAGTTCTCAAAATAATAATTCTCCTAGAAAATTTTATTATTCTAATATTATTAATTTGTGGAATCACCCTTTACATAATGCCAATCCTTTTTTTACTGATGTTAAATCCAATGATACCTCTAATAAATCCTATGATTTAGTATCTAATAACGGATCTCCAGGAACCTCTAATTCTTCACCAACTAACATAAATTTAGGAGCGCCGTGGGTAAATAATTTAAAAATAAATCCATTAAAACAAACTATAGGTGATTACATAATTGAAGGAAGATATGGAAATTCTATTAAATTTAGTAGTACAGATGGAGAACCCTTAACTATTATAAGAAACGGACAATATAAAGATACATCTATAAAAGAGTGGATCCCTATTGAAGAAAATATTAATAAAGATTTATCTTCTATTTACATAACTTCTAATCAAAAAATTCCTTTAAATTCATCAAGTAAAATTTATAGAAGTTACTTATCTTCTCCTCCTACTTCCCCTTCAGAATATAGTAAACCCCAAGTAATACTTAATTCAAACAGAATTTTATTAAATAGTACAGCAGATCACATAATGTTGTCCTCAGCTCTTACAATAAATTTTAATGCTGTAAAAGGATTTAATTTTGATACTTCTGGAAATTTTATATTAAATTCTCCTAAAATATATTTAGGTTCACCTAAAGCTACTGAACCTTTATTACTAGGGAATAAAACTGTTAATCTATTAAGTACTTTACTAGAATCTATAAATACTTTATGCCTAGCTCTATCCTCTATACAAGATTGGCCTGGGGGAGTTCCTGCTCCTAATACTATTATTTCATCTGTAGCTTTAAATACTAAATCTATTATAGAAAGTCTTAACACACAATTAGAATCTTTAAAATCTAATATTTCCAAAACCATATAAGAATGGATAAAACAAAAAATGTATATGGACAAATCATAGATTATTCAGAGAAAACACCTTTGATAGGAGCTAAAATTGAATACGGAAAATATAAAACCACAACAGATAAAGATGGAGATTTTACCATCAGGATACTTGAAAAAGATATTTCTAAGCTAATAGAAAATAAAACATACATTACTATATCTAAAAAAGGATACACTACTGCGACAATATATCCTGTAAATAGAGATAATATAATAAAATCTGAATTAGATACAATAGAATTAAAATCTACTACTTTACAAGCAGAACAAGAACAAACTAACGCTCAATTATATACCCAAGAAGAAAAAAAAATTTTAAATCAAGAAATAAATAAAAAAAACAACCTATCAGGAGCTCAGGCTCAATTACAAAAATCTATTTCAGGATTATCTTCTACTATTAAAAGAACTTTAGTACCTTTATTAATTTTATTAATAGCCCAATTTGGAGTTAGCGCTAAGTCTAAACAAATCCAAGAATCTATTAATAACAAACAATGCCCCAGCCCTGATAGTTTACTAAATATAATAAGAAGAAGAAATAAATTAGTAAATCAATTAAATAATTTATATAAATCTATAGATCGATTATCTAAAATATTAACCGCTTTAACAGGATTTTTATCTATAACAAAAGTAGCTTTTTCTTTAATAAAAACCAATAGAAATACTTTACTAGCATCTACTTCCACTATAATCCCCCCAGCAATAGTTCCGGGTCCCGTGATATCAACTCTTTTTGTAACTAAAGATGCTCAAGATACTTTAGAACCTAAAATAAATAAAGCAATTAATTTAATAGCTAGTGCTTCTTTTTTAACACTTATGTTAGCTGCTTTATTAAAACAAGTAATTGAATTATTAAAACTTTTAGATACCTTAATTCAAGAATGTTCCCAATCTCAAAACATATCATTAGAACAACTTAATCCTGATATAGTAGCAGTCTCTCAGTTTTCTAACAATGTATATAACGGAGAATATTCTTATAAAGGTTTTACATTTGAGATAAAAGAAGATACTAAAGATAATAACAAATATGTAAAAAGATATGCTGTGGCTAAAGATACTTTTGGAGTTGTTGTTCTTAAAGGAGAATCTTCATTTAGTTCTTCTACTGAAATATTAATAGAAGAATTAAAATTCATAATAGATAGAGATAATTTAAAATCTTCTTAACCCTTAAATATTTATAATAAATGAAAACTAGTGACTTTAAAAAAATAGTAAAAGAATCTGTAAAAGAAGCTATTAAAGAAGAATTAAAAGAAATTTTATTAGAGGCTTTGAAATCTTCTAAAACAATAGTAAAAGAAAATCTTCAATCTAAACCATCTTCAACAGATTATTTAACCCAAAGAAAAGCATATACTGACATATTGAATTCTATGTCTTCCAATATAACTGAAGATACACTTAATTTCAATACAGACTCAATGCCTTTTCAACCAAATCCAATAAATACATCTGCTGAAGGATCCTCTCTTCCTCCTGGAGAAGTGAGTTTAAATCAAATTATGAAAATGACTAATGGCATTTAATGAAAGAAAAATATATCCTTTAGACACTAAACCCAGTGTTGCTGTGGGGATAGGTCTTCCATTTAATGGGAATGCTGTTTTTAATTCAACATATTTAACCAAAGATGCTGTAAAAGCTAATTTAATTAATTTCTTTCTTACTAATAAAAATGAAAGATATCTAAATAATACTTTTGGAGCTAATTTAAGAGCTTTTATATTTGAGCAAATAACTAATGATAATATTTCATTTTTAAAAGAAGATATTCAATTAAAAATTAATGAATATTTTTCAAATATAAAAGTTAATAGTTTAGAAATCAATCAATATCCTGATACTAATTCTATTAATGTTATTTTATTTTATGAAGTGCCTAATACTAATATAAATGATCAGTTAGAACTTGAATTTTAAAAATGGCTAATAAAAAAGATATAAAATATTTAAATAGAGATTTCAACTCTTTTAAAACAGCATTAATAGATTATGCTAAAACCTATTATCCCACAACATACAACGACTTCAGCCCATCTTCTCCAGGAATGATGATTATGGAGATGGCATCGTATGTGGGAGACGTTTTATCATTCTATTTAGACAATCAAATACAAGAAACCTATTTACAGTTTGCTAGACAATCTAATAATTTATTTGAATTAGCTTACATGTTTAATTATAAACCTAAAGTAACAGGAGCTGCTTCTGTTGATCTTTCTGTTTATCAATTGCTTCCTTCTAAATTATCATCTAGTTTATATGTACCTGATTTTGATTATGCCTTAAAAATAAATAGAAACGCTACAGTTAATTCAACATTAGTTGGATCTATTTCTTTTTTAACTCAAGATGAAGTAGATTTTACAATATCAAGCTCATTAAGTCCTACTGAAATTACAGTTTACCAAATTTCTTCAGGAAATCCTACATTCTTTTTATTAAAAAAGACAGTTAAAGCTATATCTGCTACAATTAATACAACTTCTTTTTCATTTGGGTCTCCTCAAAAATTTCAAACTGTAGAAATATCCGCAGATAGGATGATTGGAATTTTAGATATAATGGATTCTGAAGGGAATGAATGGTATGAAGTAGATCATTTAGCTCAAGATTGCATTTATGATTCTATAAAAAATACTAATATAAATGATCCTAATAACTATGTAAATCAAGATGCCCCTTATCTTCTTAAACTTAAAAAAATTCAAAGAAGATTCGCTTCTAAATTTATTAACTCAGGTTCTATGCAAATCCAATTTGGTGCGGGTACAACAAATGACTCAGATGAAGAAATAATACCTAATTCTGATAATGTTGGGCTAGGATTACCATTTGGTCAAAGTAAATTAACTACAGCATATAGTCCTACTAATTTTATATTTACTAATACTTATGGAATTGCACCATCTAATACAAATTTAACAGTTAGATATTTAACAGGAGGTGGAGTAACGTCCAATGTACCTTCTAATACATTAACTCAAATTAAAGGAGAAATTAAATTTTTAAAAAATAATCTAAATTCAACTACGGCTCAAACAATAATAGATTCGTTAGCTGTTAATAATCTTGAAGCAGCTAATGGGGGGACAGATGGTGATACTATAGAAGAACTTAGACAAAATATAATCTCAAATTATAATACTCAATTAAGAAATGTTACTCAAGATGACTATTTAATTAGAGCATTAAGTATGCCTCCCCAATTTGGTGTTATTGCTAAAGCTTATATTGAATCTACTAAAGTAGAAAATATAAATTTAGGAGAAATACCTTCGATTTTAGATTTATATGTATTAACTTACAACTATAATAAAAATCTTACTGTATCTTCTGATACTTTAAAGCAAAATTTATCAACATATCTATCTCAATATAGAGTAATAGGAGATTCTATTAGAATAAGAGATGCTTTTGTAATCAATATAGGAATTGATTTTGATATAGTAGTTTTACCGGATTATAATAACAATGATGTTTTATTATCATGTATTAATTCTTTAAAAGATTATTTTAATATAGATAAATGGCAAATAAATCAACCTATTTTATTAAAAGATTTATATATATTATTAGATAAAGTAGAAGGAGTACAAACAGTAAAAAATATTAATATTACAAATAAAGCTGGAGAAAATTTAGGGTATTCAAAATATGGATATGATATAGCAGGAGCTACATTCAATAATGTAGTTTATCCTAGTTTAGATCCTAGTATATTTGAAATTAGATACCTTAATGAAGATATAAATGGAAGAGTTGTTGGATTATAAAAATAAAATTACAAATGGCCGTATATAAAATATTCCCTAGTAAAGATACCACATTATATTCTTTATACCCTAATCAAAATACAGGATTAGATCCTATTTTAGAAGTATATAATAAAACACACAATAGTAGTCCTTTATACATTTCTTCTGCAGAAGTAGCAAGAACATTAATTGCTTTTGATTCAAATGAAATGCAAAATACTATCAATAATTTAATCAGCAGTTCTCAATGGCAAGCTAATCTTAAATTATTTAACGCTAAAACTACGGGAATAGTTAATAATACTAGTCTTTATATATATCCTTTAGCTCAAGACTGGGCAAATGGTACAGGTAGATCAGATGATGAGCCTAAAACAGAAAATGGAGCTAGTTGGACTTGGAGTAATATAAATGATGGAATTACTTGGATTACTTCATCTTTTGGAGCTTATATAACTGCTTCTTTTCTTAACTCAAACCCAGGAGGAGGAGTATGGTATACGGGATCTTCAAACGGATTAATTTACGAAGTAACCCAATCTTTTGATACTAGAACCACCAAAGATATCAACTCAGATATTACTGATATTGTTGCTTCTTGGTATTCTTCTAGTATTAATAATTATGGATTGGTTGTAAAATGGGGATCTAATATAGAATATAATACAACATCTTCGGTTGAACCTAATATGAATTTATTTGCAGTAGATACTCATACTATATATCCACCTCAACTTGAATTTAAATGGAATGACTATATATTTAATACAGGTTCTAATAATATCGGATTTATAAGTTCATCTCAATTAGTTATTTCATTTCCTAATAATAAGGAAACATATAATCAAAATAGTATTCAAAAATTTAGAATTAATACTAGACCTCAATATCCGGCTCGTGTATTTCAAACAAGCTCTTTTTATATAACTAATCATTATTTACCTACTTCTTCATATTATGCTTTAAAAGATTTATCAACAAATGAATTTATTATTGATTTTGATGAAACTTACACTAAAATTAGTGCTGATAATGAAGGAAATTATTTTAAAATATTTATGTCTGGGTTACAACCTGAAAGATACTATCAAATATTAGTTAAAACTATTATAGATGGGGAAACATTAATACTAGACAATAATTATTATTTTAAAGTAATAAATGGATAAAATAGATTTAAATAAAACTGTTTTTGAAAAAAGAGAATATAATAAAGTAATTGATACTTCATTCAATCAACTTACTTTAAAATCAATTCCTCCACCAATTCCATCAGCCGATGCTTCTATTGAACAGTTTTTTAAAATGTATAATGAATTGTTTTATGATATTCCTGAATTTGGAGAAACTAATTCACATGAGTATTTAATAAAACAAAGCAGTGCATATATAGGGTTTCAACAAGAAAATGAAGATATTCAAGCACTACTAGATGAAATTGCTTCTTTACGACAAGAAAATTTGGATTTATTAAAACAACAACTACCATCATCTTAAGATGAGCAATACTATAACTAACATAAAATCTATAGATGAATCTACCTTAGAGTATCAAGAATATTCTAATTCGGATACTAATTTAATTACTTCATTTAATTTAAATGATATTTCTTTTGATAGTAATTTAAATACTATAGAATACCACATACTTGACTTTAATAAAACTTTAATAAATAGTAATTACAATTTAAAAGATTACTCTATTATTGATAATAAAATCAATTTAGATGTTGAAGGTAATTTAAAAAAAAGTGGATTTGAAGAGGGACAATACTATACTTTATATCACTTTTTAACCCCTCTACTTAATTCATCTCCTACCAATAACTATTTCATCTCAGAAATAAGTCCTGATAGAACTGAAATAAGGATTTCCAGTACTACTTTAAATTCCTTAGCAATCACAGAAGGATATAATCAATTTATTTCTGGTTCAACCAATGCACCATATTATTTAGATTTTTATCTAAATTTTGGAAACAATGATTTAATAATAGCTAATAATATTTTATTAGATAGTTCAATTCCTGATGAATCTACTATTCTTATAAAATTATATGAATCACTTCCTATTAATTTTGATTTAAATTCTCAATTGTGGGTTGTAAATAAATTATCAAATTCTTTAGCATATTCTATTGAATCTATTTTATTACTAGAAAATATATCAGACGTAATAAAATTAAAAGGACCTAATGTAAATATCCCTTTAAAAGATAAAATAAACAACTCTACAGAATATACCAATTATGCCATTTTAAATTCAGTTACATCTTCATTCTTATCTAATCAGTTAAATAGTTTTTTACAAAACACTTCAATAGAAATAAACACAGACTATTCAGATTATTCTAATTTTATACATTTTTCTTCAGCAAATACTAGATTAGAAAATTTTTACTATAAATTATTACTTTTAGAAAATTATCAATCTCAATCTAACTCAATATCATCAAATACTAATTCTTTTATTTCTTCTAGTCAAGTATCTTGGAATAATAAAATTGAAGAAATAATTAAAAATTTTGATGAATATGAATATTACCTATATTTTTCATCAGAAAGTAAAACATGGCCTAAATCTAATTCAATTCCTCCTTACATAAATGTACCTTCTACTTCATCACAGGGACAGACGTGGTTATTATCTCAACTAGAAACAGCTTCCTTATATGATGAAAATAATAAAGATGCTTTAGTAAATGCTATTCCTTCATATCTTAGAGAAGATCCATTAAATGAACCATATGAACTATTTGTTCAAATGTTGGGTCAACATTTTGATAATATTTACTTATATTATCAAGAAGTATCAAATAAATATAACAATGATAATAGAGTAAATGCCGGAATTTCTAAAGATTTAATTTCTGATGCTTTAAAAGATTTTGGGATTAAAATTTACCAAAATAATTTTTCCACAGATGATTTATATTCTTCATTTTTAGGAATAACACCAGGAGGTAGTTTACTTCCAGTTACAGGTAGTGAATTAATTACAACATACGTAACAGCTTCTGCTACTGGTTCTTTAATTCCTCTCAATGACGTTAATAATGAAATTTATAAACGTCTTTATAATAATATTCCTTATTTACTTAAAAAGAAAGGTACTTTAGAAGGATTAAGAACATTAATTAATATTTATGGTATTCCTGATACTATACTTAGAATTAATGAATATGGTGGAAAAGATAAAAACAATGCTAATGATTGGGATTATTTTCAAGACCAATTTAATTATAATTTCTTCACTACAAGCTCAGGATATATTCAATTCGGAATAAATGTTTTTGGAGGAGGTTATGGAAGTGCTAGTTATGGAATTGAATATTATGGGGGTAGATCGCTTCCAACCAGTTCTTTTTCTACAGAATTTAGATTCAAAACTACAGGAATTCCTATAACCTCAGGATTTAGCCAATCTTTAGCCCATTTTTCTCCAGATTTAAATTTTAATTTAGTATTAGAATATACCGGAAGTGGATATACTAGTGGATCATATGGTGGTTCTATACCTAATACCCAAAACCAATATGGTACTTTAAAATTTATAGATAATAATCTTAATTCAGCTAGTATATATCTTCCTTTCTTTAATGAAGATTGGTGGTCAATATTAGTAACAACTAGTGAAAACTATCCTCATACAAATACATTATATGTAAAAAATAAAATTTATAATGGAGTAGATGGATCTCAATTAGGATTTCAAGCATCTAGTAGTATTAGTGGAAGTGCTTATAGTTTATTAAATAACCAAACTTTCTATTTATCATATCCTACTAATCTTACATTAGCTGGAAAAACTTATGCTCCATTTTCTGGTTCTTTTCAAGAATTAAGATTTTATAAAACAGCCATAAGCGAAAGTGTATTCGATGATTATGTGATGAATCCTTATTCTATTGAAGGAAACGAATTAATGGGTTCTCAATCATCTTTAAATTCATTAATATTTAGGGCTCCTTTAGGAAGTGTATTAGATAATTATTCATCTTCTCTTAGAACTTCTATTCATCCTTCTATTACTAATTACCCTCCTACCCAATCCTTCAAAATATCAGGTAGTAGTAATTATTATGTAACTGGATCTTATTCTTTTGTTCCTAATAAAGAAATAATTTATTTAGATCAATTTCCGGCTGGAATTAAAAATGCAATTTCTGATAAAATAAAAATTACTGATAATATTTTACCTGAAGGAGACACATTATCACCTTTTATTTCTATCCAACAGAAATTTCCTATTAGTGAAAGTTATACTCGTGATACTAATTATGTAGAAGTAGCTTTTTCACCACAAAACGAAATCAATGATGATATAATATCACAATTAGGATATTTTAATATTGGTGATTATATAGGAGATCCTAGACAATTAGTTAACACTAGTATAACTTTTTATCCTGATTTTAATCAAATTCGAGATAATTATTTTAAAAAATATCAAGGAAAATATAATTTAAAAGATTATATAAGATTAATAAAATATTTCGACAATTCTTTATTTAAACTAATAAAAGATTTTATCCCGGCTAGAACAAACTTAGCATCAGGGATTGTTATTAAACAACATTTATTAGAAAGAAATAGATATTCTCCTGCTCAAACTTCATATGAATTCCATAATGAATTTACAGCCTCAGTAAAATCATTTCCTTATGATTATACTGGTTCAAATACATTATATAAAGTAGAAGGAGGAACAGGAGGGTCATTACCTGATTTAATATCAATTAGTAGTAGTTTAAATTATCCTGGAGTTATAAATATCACACAAAGTTGGTTAGAAGAATTTGAAGGTCCTAAAGGAATTTCATACATTTCTCACAGTACTCAAGATGAATTTTATAACGGAGAATTTGAAGGCACTAAATTGATATTAACTAATGGTAATTTATCGAACAATACTAATCGTTTTAATAATATCATAGCTTTAAAATATACTCCGGTATTATATAAAACAACTATAACAAATGATTCAATATTTTTTAATACTAATACTTCACCCAATCAGGGAGAAATATTAATTTATTTAGATTCAATATAACATGGCTTTACCTGGTAGTCCTATATATAGTACAACATATGTAAAAATATCAAAAAAAGATATTAATGGAGATGATGTTACTTCTACTCTTGAAAATTTATTGTATTTTACTCTTAAATATACTGATATAGGTTCGGTTCAATTTATAATTGAAGATAAAACAGAATACACTGATTATTATTTATTTAAAATAAAATTAACGGCTTATAACCAATCAAATAATATAAATACTTTAGTTAGTAGCTCTAATAATAATATTTTAAACTACCAAATATCAGCATCTAACAACACATCTCAAACCGGTGGTATATTAACATATAGCGTTGTTAACACAGATGTTTTAGGATATTTAACAGCATCTAACGGTTATTATACTTTACATAATACACCCAATATCCCCTTAATTATATCTGCATCTGCTACACTTTATTCAGATAATGGGACTTTAGGAACAGAAATAAGATTATACAAAAAATCAACAGGGGGTTTACAAGGAGTTCCTGGATTTTCTTATACTCAAGTTAGTTTATCTCCTTCATCTAGTGCTACTCTTTATTTAAGTGGAAGTTTAACTCCTATAAAAGGAGAAACATATGTTGTAGGTATTTCTGATGATTCTCCAAGTGATACTGATATAACAGCATCTTTTGCTACTTTTAAAGTTACTCAATCCATTGCTCCTAATGTTGGAGTAAGCGGATCAGGAGATGACTTAATAATAGTAACCTCAGGAAATGAAGAAGAAAATCCATTATATGGAAATGCAGATTTGATAGTATTAAACCCACGATATATTACTTTAGACTATACAGCATATACTCTTCCTGAAGAAGAATTTCAACTAGTACTATCAGGATCAGGAACTAATTCTACAGTTAAACAATATAACTATGAAGCTAATAGAATAGTAATTCCTAGATATAAAGGAAGTCGATCTAATAGTCCTGATTTTAATCAAAATACAACTGAAGGTGGCTTAGGTGTATCACCAAATGTTGAACGAACAAATGTATATTTTGCTGCTATAAATAATATACAGGAAACAGATCCTGAAATATTAGGTACAAGTGTAGCTAACTTAAAATTCTTAATAGATAATCAAGGAAATACATATGAATTAAATAATGACCCATCTAATATTTCTTTTTTCAACTCAACTTTTACATTCGAAAAAAACAAATCAGTAACAATATCAGATTCAGAAGGTAATAACTTAACCAGCTCTATATTCAGATCAGGATATGATGTTATTCCTATACTCCATTCAGATATGGGAACCTACTACCAACCTACTCTATCTTTTTCAGACACAGGGGTTGGAAATTATTTACACAATGCTACTTTTCAAGGATATGGAGTGGGTCCTTCTCCTTATAATTGGGCACCACAGGTGTGGGGATCTTCTAATTATGGAGGTAATGTAAATATAAATGAAGCCAATAATCATAATAAAAATTTTTTCTTTAGATACCCGACATCAGCTTCTTCTTTTGATCCTTCTTTAGTAGAAATATCAAATGTAGTTGTTCCTATATCTAATAGAACACAAGAAAATTCCGGTTATCAAGGAAACGCTCTTTCTAGATTTTATACAGGAAGTATCTATCATATTACAACTAATAGACCAGATACTTCTTTAAAATTTTCGTATAATTTTTATTTACAAGGTTTATTTGGATTTATATTATATAATCAATTAAATAATTTTAATTCATTGCCTTGGAAAGTAACAGTTAGTATATGTAGAGATAACACAAGCAATCTTTCTTTTGATGGTACTAACTATACGTGGGATATAAATAATCCTTCTACACAAATATTAACTCAACACATATATAAAGGTGATTTTAAAAGATCTCTTTATACTGATATATGGACTGGGGGTAATTATAATTCATTAACTAATACTACTACTTATACTTTTGATGGATATAACGGATTTAATACCTTTTTTACAAATATCTTTAATACATGGAATAACAATTATACAGATTTTTGGAGCAAAATAGAAACAAATTTTATTCCAGATCTTCAAATAGATGATGTTATAGGAATAAATATAAAAGTAGAATATCCACCCACAGCTGGTATAGGAACTGCTTTTACTTTTCAAGTAACTCCAACTTTGGATGATTACAACAATAATAGAAGATTTAAAACTTTTAATGTATTTTCAAATCCACTTCCATCAATGTTGATTGTTCCCGAACCTGCTCCTTTCTTTACTACAGCTTCTGGAAATCCATACACATTAATAGCATATCAACTATCTGCCTCCTCTAACCCAGCTCTTACTTCAGGATTAGCTCAGGCATTTGGTTATAAACAACAAAATATATCTGAATCTGGTTATAAACCACTTACAAAAATTTCTCAACCTTTAATTGGAGATGAAATTAGATTTAATTATGATGAAGCTACTTCATATGTTATAACAAGTATAGGAAGTGATAGTGGGGGGAATGTTACTTTATCTATAGATAAACCTATACCGGATGGATTAGATTTGAATTGGTTTTTAATAAGAAGGTATATTAAGAATCCTTCAAAATTAATAATTAATACACCAACAGTACAATCAACAGGGTTTGCATTTCCTGAATATATGAGTAAAAATATAATTGATAATCTTCCTAAAATTATAGAAACTTTAAAAACACAAAACTTAATCTAATAATATTTATAAACATAAAATAATAAAAAATGGGATATTTAAATAATAGCATCGTAACAGTTGATGCCATTTTAACAAAAAAAGGACGTGAACTTTTAGCTAAAGGTGATGGAACTTTTAAAATTACTCAATTTGCTTTAGCAGATGATGAAATAGATTATACATTATATAATCCTAATCATCCTTCTGGTTCTGCATATTATGGGCAGGCCGTAGAAAATATGCCTCTTTTAGAAGCTTTCCCTGATGAAACTCAAGATATGAAATACAAATTAGTAACATTACCTAGAGGTACTTCAAAAATGCCTATTTTAGATTTAGGGTATGCTTCTATTGTATTGAAACAAGGAGCTTCATTAGCTATTACTCCTCAAACTTTAAATTATTTAGGTAACAATCAAACATTTGAAACTTCAGGATACACAGCAACCATATCTGATGTTAGATTATTCAATACATTTAATGGAACTGGAATACAAACCCAAGATGCTGCTGCTTTAAATTCAACAACTACTGTGGGTACTAATGTATCTAAAACAGTTGTAGGAACTACAATAAATTTAACAGCAACTACTATAAATACATTATTTGGAACAGCTACTGAATTGTATGCTTCTTTGGTTGTTGTAGGTAGAGACAGTGGTGCTCGTTTAACAATCCCTGTAACCGTTAAGAAAAGTCAATAATTAAAATAATAAATAATAAATATGTCATTTAACAGATTAGATCCCCAAGATTTCCTAATTTCAGCAGAATCTATAACTTCAGCTTTATGGAGTGGGTATGTTCCTACATTAACCTCTTTTTATACATCTTCTACTCAAGTAGCAAGCAATGCTGGAAACTATTATATAAGTGTTTACCAAACTGCTTCTGCTTTAACAGAAGCTGAAATACAATTTGATATTGCTTACGGAGATCTAAAAGGAAGTGGTAGTATATTATATGACTCAGGAGTTAATGGTTTATCTCCTTCTAGAACTATTTATGGTCAATACCGTTCATTAGTATTAGGAAATGAAGAATCATCTTTTACTTTTGGAAATTATACCTCGGAAAATTTTTATATTATTTCTATAAACAGAAATAGATATAAAGAATCACTATTCCCGGGATCTTTGACTTTACTATTAGGATCAGGAAGTAATACTATTTCATTAACAGATGATTCTAGAATTACTACTTCTAATGTATTTACAGACGCTGGAAGATTATATAATTTAGTTAGTGGTTCAGCAGGATCTGTCTACACAGATATTAATTCATCAGGATGGGCAGGTGGTGCTTCGGGAATTTCAGGTTCATATGGTTGGTTTCTACCAGATATTTCTACACTAATCCTCAATCCAGCCGCTTTAGGTGGAGTAGCAGCAGCAGGTGGAATTGTTTTTAATACAAATAGATCTTCTAATTTAGACGGAACCAATCCTGCAAGACTTTATTCAGCTATTGTAAGTGGAAGTACGTTTACACTAAACTCACAAGAAACTATTACTTCTGATTTTGTATTTGTACGGGCAAGAAATTCAGAATTTAATTACTCTGAAAATCCTAGTTTCATTTCAGGAAGTAATGGAGTTGTATTATATAATGATTTTATAAACAATCCACAAACCTTTGTTACAACCATTGGTTTATATAACGATAATAATGAATTATTAGCTCTTGCTAAATTATCAAGACCTTTGAAAAAAGATTTTACTAAAGAAATGTTAGTTAGAGTTAAATTAGATTTTTAATGAATGAGTGCATTCAAATCATTTTTAGCTCAAGATATAATTGTTACTCCATTTATTGTAAATAAAAATTTTCAATTTACAGGAGCAGATGAATTAATTGAGGAAAATGTTGGGATAGATAGATTACTAGGACTTAATACAAGTAGTTTATTTAACCCAACAACAGATCCTACTACAGGATATGTTAATACAGGTTCATATAAAAGATTAGTTTACAATTCAATTAAAGAATTATATTATTCTAATTTTATATCTTCTAGCAAAGGTGATGAAGCTAGTAAATCTTTAGTTATTAATGGGCTAACAATTACAGCTAATAATAACCAACCACGTTTTGAAAATTATTTACAATCTACTTTAGTTCCACATAGGTATTTCCCAACAGGATCAGGAGATCAAATAGGAGTAATATCTATTCCTTCAAAACTATTTGGTGAACAGATAAAGCCTAAATCTTTTACTCTTAATTCCCCCGGTGGAAGTTTATTAGATGATGGAGAAGGAAATATATATTTTGATGGGGGTTCACCGTATGTTCTTTCTGGATATGTAGATGAAGGATATTTTATCAATTTATCTCAAAGCAAAATAGGAAATATTATATATTCTCATGGTATAGTAACATTAACTAACCTTGAATTATCAGGAAGTTCCCTTATAGATTTTATTACAGGATCAAATGTTACTATGTCTTTTCAAAGCACATATACAATATATGAAACCCAATATAAATGTAATATTAGAGAAAGTGAATTTACATTTAGCCAAAACCCCAGTTTACTTTCAGGTAGCTCAAATGAGGTAATATATGATTATGCTACCGGTTCTTATTTTTCACCATATATAACAACTATAGGTTTATATAATGAAAATCAAGATTTATTAGCAGTAGCTAAATTATCTCAACCTTTACCTTCATCTAATACAACAGATTTAAATATATTAATTAATTTAGATAGATAATGTGGTTATATCAAAATAAAGTTATAGATAAAATAGAAGACTTTCCTGAAAATACATTTGGGTTCATATATAAAACAACTCATATTCCTTCAAATAGATCATATCTTGGAAAAAAATCTCTTTATCACAATATAAAAAAGAAACTTACTAAAAAAGAACTAAATGAACAAACGGGTCCTGGTCGTAAATCTTTAACTAAACAAATTCAAAAAGAATCGGATTGGAAAATATATTACGGTTCTGCTAAACCAATTTTAGAACTCATTAAGGAAGGTAAACAAAAGGAATTTACTCGTGAGATTCTTCAATTGGTTTCTAATAAAAAACTTCTTACATATTATGAATGTAAATATCTATTTAGTTATGGTGTGTTAGAATCTCCTGAACAATGGTTCAATGATTCAATTTTAGGAAAATTTTATACAATTGATTTTAAATAATTAATATTTTTGGTAAATTTTTTAATATTTATCACCGATGATAGGTATTTATAAAATCACAAACCCAAAAGGAAAAATATATATTGGTCAATCTACTAATATAGAAGAACGCTGGGAAAAAGGCCACAAATACAATTCAGGATGTGGGGCTAAGTTAAAGAATTCTTTTAAAAAATATGGTTGGGAAAATCATAAAAAAGAAATTATTGAAGAATGTTTAATAGAAGAGCTTTCGAATCGAGAAACATATTGGATAGAATATTATAATAGTTATAAAAAAGGGCTTAATTCTACTCCTAGGGGAGGAGTTCAGGGCTATAAAGATGAACAATGGAGAAAGGCTCATGCTGAAGGATTAAAGGGTAGAAAAGGTTATTGGGAAAATAAAAAACGTCCTAAACATAGTGAATTTTTAAAAACAAAGGGAAGTGGTTTATCTTATAAAAGAACCCAAGAACATAAAGATAATATTTCTACAATAATTAAAAAAGTATGGAATGATAAAAAAGAAGAAATAAGTAAAAAAATTACTCAAGGTAAAATTGGTAAAAGACTTAAACCTATTATTTGTGATACTTTATTTGGTATGGAATTCAAATCACTATCAGAAGCTAGTGAAATTTTAAATTTAAATGTTGGAAATATATGTGAAGTTTTAAAAGGTAATAAAACTCATGTTAAGGGTTTTATTTTTCGGTATAAAAATCCCATACATTAATTTCAATAAATTTGATTAATTAAATTTTCTTTTTTATGTTGATAATATGATAAATCAATTATTATTATCATTAACTAATTCTGTTCTAGGTACTGGGAAATCAACAGCACGTAATAACTTTGCATATCATTGTCCCTTTTGCAATCACCACAAACCTAAACTTGAAATAAACTTCACTGAAAATAAAGAAGGTTTAAACCCATGGGCCTGTTGGGTATGTAATAATAAAGGGAAAAAATTAATTACTTTATTTAAAAAAGTAAATGCTTCTTCTGATAAAATTCTTGAATTGAAATCATATGTTAAAATAGGTGAAGATTCTTCTTATTTAACCCCTCAAGAAATTTTAGAACTCCCTAAAGAATACAAACCATTAACTTCAGGAAATGGAATTATATTTAAACATGCTTTATCTTATCTTAAATCTCGTAAAATAACAGAAAACGACATTATTAAATACAATATAGGTTATTGTGAATACGGTCCTTATAAAAATATGATCATAATTCCTTCTTATGACCATATAGGGAATATAAATTATTTCACAGCTAGATCGTTTGAAAAAGAACCTTTTATAAAATATAAAAATCCCTCTGTATCAAGAAATATTATACCTTTTGAATTATTAATTAATTGGAATATTCCTATTATACTATGTGAGGGGATGTTTGATGCTATAGCTATTAAACGAAATGCTATTCCATTATTAGGAAAAAATATACAAACAGAATTAATGAAAAAATTAATTAATTCATCTGTTAAAAAAATATATATAGCTTTAGATAAAGATGCTATTAAAGCTTCCTTAAAACACTGCGAAACACTAATGGATGAGGGGAAAGAAATATACTTAGTAGATTTAGAAGACAAAGATCCATCAGAAATGGGAACTAAAAGATTTATTAATTTAATACAAAACACAATTCCATTAACTTATGAAAAATTAATGGATAAAAAATTACAACTAATATGAGTACAATTTATAAAAAAGTAGTAAACAGAATATCACAAATAGATACTGAATCTAAACAAATTAATTTTCTTGATGAACGATTTTATCAAAGAAAAGACAAATATTATCCTTCTATCACTTCAGTTTTACAGTATTATCCTAAAGGAAAACAATTTGAAAGTTGGTTAAAAGATGTGGGCTGGACAGCAGACCACATTGCTCAGAAATCAGCAGCAGATGGAACAATGACACATGGATTAATTGAAGACTATCTTGAAGGAAAAAAACTAGAATGGTTAAATCAAGATGGATCTGCTAAATATCCTTTAGAAGTTTGGCGTATGGTTCTTAGATTTGTTGAATTTTGGGAAACTTATAAACCAACATTAATTCATTCTGAAATTCATTTATTTTCTGATGAACACGAGATAGCAGGAACTTGTGATTTAGTAATAGAACTTAATAAAGAACTATGGATAATAGATATAAAAACATCTAATCATTTATTAAACATATATGATTTACAAACAGCTGCTTATACTATTTGTTGGAATGAATCATTTGAAGAAAAAGTTACTAAAACTGGTATATTGTGGTTAAAATCTAGCAAAAGAGGACCCGATAAATCTAATAAAAAAATTCAAGGTAAAGGTTGGGAAATATATGAATCTCCTAGAACTATAGAAGAAAATTGGAAATTTTTTAATCATGTACACGCTTTATATAAATTAGAAAACCCCGATGCTAAACCCACATTTGACAGTTTTCCATTAACTATACAACTTAATAATTGATTTATTTTAAATTTTACCATATTTATAACATATAAATAACATGGCTAAAACTCTGCAACAAATATTTACTACAGGATCTGATGAAATTAATCAAAATTTTATTATTGAATCGTGGCATGTTTCCCAATCAATAGATGCCTTTACTGGAGAAGAAGCTTATGATATTAAAATAAGTGGTAGTCTTATTTTAACTGGTTCTTTACTTTTAAATGAAACTATTGAATCTAATGGAAATAATAATGTATTAACTTATAATACTGTAACAGGATTAGTAACCTATACTTCTTCTACAGCTGTAGGAACAACTATACCTACAGGATCATTCTTAACTACAGCTTCTGTTTCTCAAAATACAATAACTTTTACAAAAGGAGATGGAAACACATTTCCTATTACTGTAAACACAGGAAGTGGAGGTGGAATACCTGGAGGATCTGATACTCAGATACAATATAACAATGGTGGCACTTTTGGCGCAAGCTCAAATTTTAAATATATATATTCTTCACACAGTTTACAACAAGGTAGTAATACTGTAGCAATAGGACAATACTCTCATGCAGAAGGTAGATTAACAACAACAGTAGGAGCTTATTCACATACAGAAGGTAGAGATACCACAGCAGTAGGATTATATTCTCATGCTGAAGGTAGAGACACAACAGCCTCAGGATATTATTCACATGCTGAAGGATACCAGACCGCAGCAAACGGGTTTTATTCACATGCTGAAGGTACTAACACAACATCCTTGGGAACATACTCACACGCTGAAGGTTATCTAACAACTGCAAAAGGTCAAGGATCACATGCTGAAGGTGAAGGAACAATAACAGGGGGGCAATACTCACATGCTCAGGGTCGATATAATATAGAAAACACAATAGCTAATAGTTTTATTATTGGAAATGGTGCAAACAATGCAAGCCGTAAAAATTTAGTACTTGCTTACGATACTAATTTCCAAATTTCAGGTTCATTATTTGTAAGTGGAGCTTTGCAATCAAGTGGTAGCAATGTGGTATTAATGTATAATACTTCAAGTGGATTAATAACCTATACAGCATCGTCTGCTATAGGTGGTGGGGGTGGAACACAATTTACATATGAAATAGGAGAGTATGTGGCTGCTCAAGGTGGAGTAATATTCCACAGATGGTTGGATGGTACAACAGAATATTACAAAGTTGTTGCTGCTGAAGAACCTGGTGGAGAAGAAAATTGGAGTAACCTAACTTCCACACTAACCAATGCTGATAGTATATGGGATGGTGAAACTAATACCACTACTATTATAACTAATACATCTCCATCAAGTGGAGCCGTTTACACAGCTAATAATTTTACTAATACTGTAGGAACAGCCCATTCAGATTGGTATTTACCTTCTATCCAAGAATTAAATAAAATTAACACCAACATGTTAGAAATTAGTGAAACATTTGATACTCTCTCAGCTATTCAAATGCAGAAATTTGATATAACGAGTGTTGCTGATATATATTGGAGTAGTACTGAAAATAATTCTACTAATACTTGGGGATATGATTTTACAAATGGCACTTATGGGACATATAGCAAATCTACCAATCAATATGTTAGACCAGTAAGACAATTCTCAATTTAATATTCATTATGGATAATAACTTTAAATTAGCTCTAGCTCAACTTACTAAATATATGCTTGATCAAGGTATGAATATTAAACCCTTACCTAAATTAAAGCTTATAAACAATGATCAAGAAAATGCTTCTAATATACTAGGAAGAACAGCACATTATGATCCTAATAACTGTTCAATCACATTATATACTTTAAATCGCCACCCAAAAGATATATTACGTTCATATTCACATGAAATGATTCATAGGCAGCAAGATAATGAAGGAAGATTAAAAGGAATTAATACTAATAATACTAATGAAGATGGACCTCTTCAAGAACTAGAACGTGAAGCCTATGAAAAAGGAAACATGATGTTTAGGAATTGGGAAGATTCACTTAAAAATTAGTCTTGATTTTTGAATAAAATTTTAGTATGTTTATATTTATAACAAATATTACAATATAATGAGAAATTTTTATGAAGTAGAAGATGATGGAAATTTTTCGAGTGAAAAAATAGAATACAATCTATCAATTACTCCATTAAATGTTTCTATTGAAGACACTGAAAAAGCATTTGATAACATAGATAATTATGGATCTTACATATCTTCTATGAGAAGCACTCAAGCTGGTTTACAAAAAGCACTTGAAGATCACTTTGGTCCTTCATCACCTCAAACAAAGAAATCTTTAGAGAAAAAAAGAGGATTTCCTTTTCCAATTAGAACAAAACAATCTATTGATGATTTTATTAAATCGTATCAATCTAAACCTAATTTAGTAAAATTTTATACTACTGATAGCTCATTAGTTTTTCCTCAAAAGCAAAATCTTAATCAAAGATTTACTAAATCTATAATTAAAACAGTATTAGATAATGCTGGTATTAAGTATAAAGAAGAAGAAATTGAGATTAGTGAAAATGTTTTAAAATTAAAATCTATAGTTAAAGAAATCCTAAAAAATGAAAGATACCGTTCTAAATAAAGAATTTAATAAAAAAGATGTTCAACGTCTTCGTAATCTTGTTCAAGGTAAATACGGAGAAAAAACATCAACAGGTGTTGGTTATACTAAAAAACATGAAGACCACAATGAGGGAGATGTGTGGGAAGAAGATGGAAGAAAATGGACTATTAAAAATGGTATAAAGCAGAATGTTACTAAATTAGATAAAGCTAAAGAAGTAAATTTACTTCCTTTATTTTGTCCTTGTTGTAGTAAATTAATGAAAAGCCGTAATGACAAACCCTTTTACAACATACATAGAAAATGTTTTAACTGTGTTATAGAATTTGAAACCAAATTAAAAGCAGAAGGTAAATGGGAAGATTATGAAAAATCAATTCATAACGATCATATAGATAATTTAATTAAAGAATTTCAAAGTTGGGTTCAAGATGAACTCAAAGAATCTAATTCTTCTTATATTACCGAAAATGGAGTTATGGAAAGATGGGTAGGAAACAATAATCAAAAAATTGAAAAAAATATAGAGGAATCTATAGAATTTCTTAAAAACCTCAAAAAATAATATGGAATATATACTACCAGTAACAATAGCTGTCATTACCACTTTAATAAGTCCTATTGTAGTAGAATGGGTTAAAAATAAAGTTATTAATAAAAAACAGGACCCATTAAATGAAGCTATTAAACATAACGAAGAAATAAATCATCAATTAGAAGTAATTTTAGATGAACTAGAAGGAGATAGAGTATGGATAGCAATGTTCCATAACGGAGGACATTTCTACCCCACAGGAAAATCAATCCAAAAATTCTCTATATTTCATGAAAGAACCCATTTAGAATCAGATTCAATAATGGATACGTTCCAAAATATCCCTGTATCTTTATTCCCCAAATGCTTATCTAAAATATACAAAGATCAAGAATTATCTTTATCAAAAGATAAAATATATGATTTTAATTTTTTCTCTAAAAATCAAGATATAAATGCTATAGAAATGTTTTCTATAAAAGATACAGAAAACAGATTTATAGGAATAATGACAGTTGAATTTAAAAACCCAATAAAACTAGATAAAGATCAATACATATTTATACGTCAGAAATTAGGAATAATAGGAGGTATACTTTCTCAATACTTAAAAAAACAAAAATAAATGGAAGATAATTTTAACATACATAAATGGAATAAAGATAGATATTTAAAAGAAGTTGGAGAAGAACCTTATAGAACAGCTATGCAAAATCTGGCTGCTAAAGCAGGTATTGAATATTCCAATTCTCCTAATAAAATGCTTTATCCTTACATTGTTGCGAGCAACAATGATAATATAGAAGTAAGAGCTACAAACGATTTAAAAGCAATAAATAAAGCTTTAGAAAATGGGTTACCTCAAGATAATGAGTTATTAGTGATAAACAATTTAACTAACATTAAATCAAAATTTAAATACAACATTAATACCAATCAATATGAAAAAATCTGAGTTGAAAAAACAAATTAGAGAAGAAATATTATCTACTTTAAACGAAAAAAAGAAAAAAGATGAAGAAACTCCTGAAGTAGAAATTAAAGATGAAGAAACTGAAGAGGTTCCTGAAATACCTGCTGAAGATAATATTCCTTCTGATGATTTTGGAGTAGATCCTAAAATTACTAAATTACAAAGTGCTTTAAAAGCAGCATATGATGCTGCTAAAGAAATGGATGATGAAAAGTTAGTAACTCAAATAGGAAATACTATTACATATTTCACTAGAGCTCATATTGTAACTGATGAAAAACCAAATTTAACTGAGCTTAAAAAATATATTAATAAAATTATTAAACAAACTATTTAATAAATGACTAAGCTTGAATTAAAAGATATAATTAAAAGATTAGTTAAAGATACTTTCAAAAATAAATCTCAAGAATCAACTCCTGAAGAAAAATTACCTATTAAAACTCAAGTTTCTAAATTTGATTTAATAGTTAAATTTCCTGAATTGATAAATGTGTTGGTTAGTTTAATGACTAATGATTTTGAATTATTTTTAAAAGATATATTCTGGGTTGCTCCTAAACCTACTACATTTAAAATAATGTTAATTAACGGGCAACATTTCTTTTTAATATACTCTGAAAGAAGTTGGATTGCTCAAATAGAAGGAAAAAAATATTACTTATTAGAACTAAGAGATGCAGAACTAGCTGCAGAAGCTATATCTAGAATTTTAAAATACGGAAAAATATCTTCTTCTTCTCCATCTTCATTAGCTCCTGAAAAATCAACTGAAGAAACACCGGCGGAAACTCCTTCAACTGAAGAAACACCCCCAGCTGAAGAAACACCTGCTGTTTAACATTATTAATAAAAATGTGGATTATTAATTTTTCTTTATATATTGATTAATAATTCTTAACTAAATTTATGAAAAAAATAAAACGTTTATATTTTGATATTGAAACTAGTCCTAATATTGGTTTCTTTTGGCAAGCAGGACATAAGGTTAATATAGGTTATGATAGTATAATCAAAGAAAGAGCAATCATATGCATATGTTATAAATGGGAAGGTGAAAAAACCATTTATTCTTTAACATGGGATAATAACCAGGATGATAAGAAACTTCTAAAAGACTTTATAGCAATAGCCAATACAGCTGATGAACTTGTAGCACACAATGGAGATAGATTTGATCTTCCTTGGATTCGTACTCGTTGTTTATATCATAGATTAGATATGTTTCCTAATTATACAACAATAGATACTTTAAATCATGCTAGAAGAAAATTTAAATTTAATAGCAATAGATTAGATTATATTTCAAAATTTTTGGGTGTAGGAGGTAAAATAACTACTAATTATGATTTATGGAAAAGTATTGTTTTAGATAATAATAAAACAGCTCTTAAAAAAATGGTTGAATATTGTAAAGGTGACATAAACATTTTAGAAAAAATTTATAAAATAATGTCATTACATTTACCTAACAAAACCCATTTTGGGGCATTAATAGGAAATGGAAAATATTCATGTCCGGAATGTGGTGGGCTTCATCTTACAAAAGCATCTAGAAGAACTACCTCTACAGGAATAACTCGTTTACAACTCAAATGTAAAGATTGCAATAAATATCATACAGTTCCTGAAAAATCTTATGAAAAATTTTTTAAAGAATAACCCATGATAAAATTACTTGATCTATTACCAGAAAATACAGATAGAATTGAAATAAAAAATATAAACTACTATCAACAAATACTTAATATGTCCAGTAATATATCTATTTCTACTAGAAATTTTTTTCAATCTGTAATTGATAGTATTAAAAAACAAAATAATTTTGCAACTCGTAGACAACACGAACAACTTCTTCGATTAAAATCTGGTGATTTTAAGTATCATAGCAAAAATTGATAATATGTATCACCATGACACCACGTATAAAACCTATTATAGAAAAATTAATTGAAGGATATCATTTGCCTTCTAAATCATGTTCGTGTGGCTGCAATACCTGTGAAAGTGTTGGAAATAAGGGTCCTATATTAAATGAAAATTTAATTTCACCCAAACCTATATCCAATAATCTTAAATACCATATAGACAATAAAAAACCACTTACTGAAAATACATTTAGATATGGTTCACAAGCTTTTTTAGATTTATGGAAAGAAGCAAGACATTTATATGTTCGTGAAATTATTCATTTATCGGAAGATGATAAAGAAATAATTACTGAAACTAATTTAGGTGAATGGGGAATGTTTGAAGGAAAATTAGTTCCTTTAGATTTACCTTTAGAATATAAAAATCCATATGAACCTATTTTAGAAGATATTGAAATATATGGTAAAGTTTACGAATCGGTAAATATAGAAAACTCATATCCTGTAAAGGATGTCGAATCTGATGGAGTAAGTAATAATTTTATATTTACTGATAAACATGGGATTAAAAGAAAACTTCAATTTTTTAAAGGAAATAGTGTTAAATTATTATGGTTTAATCCCTCTACTCAAGAATGGACAACAGATGATATACCACGCAAATATGAAGATGAAAAAGTAATGAATACTTTTGGTATGATACTTGTTAAAGTAATATTACCTAAATACGGTTCATTCCATTTTAAAGCATTAAATGCGGCTAGATATCGCCTGTTTAGAGCTCTAATATATAATAGTTTAGATACTTCAAAATATGAGATGGATTTTGATGATGAAAATAAAGAAATTGAAGTATATAAAAAAGAAAACTTAACTGAAGTTGATAAAAAGAAAAAAAATCCTCCTTTAAATAAACCAAAACGTGGTGGATCTAAAAAATTCTATGTTTATGTGCGTAATCCTAAAACTAAAAAAATTAAAAAAGTTAGTTTTGGTGATACAACCGGTTTATCTGCTAAAATAAATAACCCAAAAGCACGTAGAGCATTTGCGGCACGTCATAAATGTGCTCAAAAAACTGATCGTACAAAAGCATCATATTGGAGTTGCAGAATTGGTAGATATTGGAAATCTTTAGGAGGATCGAATAATTTTAGTGGCTATTGGTAAAATTTACAATTATGAATAAATCTCAATTAAAACAAATAATTAAAGAAGAATTGAATAACTATATGTTCTTTCAAAATCTTAAAAATATCAAAAGAACAGTTGATGAATTACTTAAGATGGATGAAAGTATGGTTAATATGGTTTTATCTAACGGGCATGATTGGGCAAATGATCATATTGCTACTTCAAAAGACGATGTTGAAGAAGTATATAATTTTTTAATTAATTATAAAAGCTCAAATTTGGATGAAAAAGCAGAATTTACTAAAAAATATGATGATGATCCTAAATTAAAAGGAAAACAAAAAAATCTTCCTGATAACATACAACGATTAATAACTAAGAAAAAATAAATTATGGAAAACTTTACAAAACTTATCTCTTATTTAATGCATTCACGAACACAAGCTCATGTGTATCATTTACAAACACCTTCATTTGCGGCACACATGGCTTTAAACACATATTATACGGGGATAGTAGATATTATAGATGGTTTAGTTGAATCATATCAAGGAAAATATGGTATTTTAACTGGATATAGTTCACCACCATTAATGGAATATCAAAGTTGTGAAGCAATTCAAGCATATTTTAAAGCATTATCTATTACAATATCTCAATGCAGACAAGATATCCCAGACTCATATATTCAAAACCAAATTGATACAGTAGAAGAATTAATTGTTTCTACTTTATATAAATTAAAATTTCTTCAATGATTAGCCTCATAGAATTAATAGAACAAATCATTTCAGAGAAAAAAGCAGATCGCTGTCTTCGTATTGCAAGACGTAAATATAAAAAACCATCTGCTTATAGATCGGGAGCAACTGAAAGATGTAGACAAGGAGATATTTGGAAAGATTTAAAAGAAATTATTCAAGAAATTATTCAAGAAGACGAATCACTTCGTAAATGGTTCAAACGCCAAGGCCCATCAGGTAAAGAAGGTGGGTGGGTAGATTGTAACACTTGTAGAGATGGTAAATGTAAAGCATGTGGTAGAAAAAAAGGCGAAAAACGCTCTAAATACCCATCATGCCGTCCTACACCATCTCAATGTAAAACACCTGGTAAAGGTAAAAAATGGGGTAAAACAAAATGATTAAATTAATAGACTTACTTAAAGAACACTCTTCAGAAGAGCTTTCTCCTTACATGTATTCATCTGTAGGATTTGGTTGCCATGTTTGTAAATACTTGAATTATAATAAAGATGAAAGTAGATATACTTGTGGTAGTACTAATTATCAAGAATATATGAAAACACATTATTTATTAGATCCTGAAACTAGAGAACCGGTTTCTAAAGAAAATTTAAAAAACTATTGTTCAAATTGGTTTGAACCTAAAAATAAATAATATTTATTAAAAATACCTAAAATGGAAGAAATAACACTTAGAAAATTAATCCAAGAAGAAATTAAAACGGCGTTGGTTGAAGAAATATTAACTGAAGAGAGATTAGCTGAAGAATTACTAGAAGAAGGTAAATTAGCTAATTGGGCTCTAGCAGGTTTAATGACTTTAGCTTCTGTAGCGGGTATAGGTCAAACATCAAAAATAGGAAATGAACAAGATATCAAAAATGCTGAAAGAGTTAACCAAATGCTCAAATCAAATCCTGAACAATTTAAAAAAATATTGGATCAAGCTGATTTTAAAATAAATGATGAAAATTTACAAAAATTAAAAAAAATTGATGCTGAAGATATTAGAACTATCTCAACTACAAGCCCTAAATTAGTTAAAAGCAAATTAAAAAGTGGCAAATTTGCTATTTCAGGTATTGAAACAAAAAAGGATACTGTTGAACTTATTACAAAAGGCACTCCAGTTACTATAAATAGTTCAATAGATTTAAAATATGGTGGGCAGACTTTTAAAACAGGTACGTTTGATTTAAATGAAGATATTAAAGATAATTTAAAAAATACCATAGATAGTATTTTAAAAATGAATGGAAAGATAACTAAAATATACATTGAATCTTCTACAGATCAACAACGTATGCCTTCTTTTGTAAGTAAAACAGATCCTACAGGAAATATTACTTTAGCTCAAAAAAGAAGTGAAAGTTTAGAAAATTACATAAAAACCCTAGTATCAGACGTTCAACCAACTGTAAAAAACAATCCAAATAATATAAAGGGTGGAGTTACTGCTGATCAATTTAAACAAGCTGATATAGACGCTAAAAAAACAGGAGACAATACTGAATTAGATTCATTGAAAAAACAAGCTCAAGTCGATAGATATAATCTAGTAAGAATTGACTTCACAACTGATCAACCCGCTCCTGAAGATAGTACTACTATAAAAATATTAGAAAAAAATTACTATACTCTTATATATAAAGCAACAGGTACTAAACAAATTCAAGGAGGGAAAAAAGGAGGATTTTCGTTTAAAAGTGGAAAAGGGAGTATTAATTGTAAAAGCTTATCAATAGATGGAAAAGCTGTACAATGTCCTGCTTTTAACTAAAAGGCAAAATCCTGTACATAGTACCCGTTACTTATATGAACTGAAATAAATTTATTATATGAATTTAATAAATTACATCTGTGACCTCTTCCTTCAGAGCAAGTATCTATTAATAATTCTAATAAAATAGTTTTAAAATCACCTTTTTCATAAAGATATTTATTTATTTTTCCAACGTTTTCTGAAACAGAACTGAATTTTAAATGTTTAAATCTTTCACTTGACGACTTTCCATCGATACTTGCATGTGTGATATTATTTATAGAAACTAAGTACTCTGTATGATCTTTAGTAATGTTAAACATATCTTTATTTATACTCAAAACAGATAAAGAAGGTAAAGTTTTCAATAATTTAACTAATTCATCAGCAGCTATGGCTTCTTTTTTAAGAAGTAATGGATTATTTTTTAACAAAGCTTGTCTTAATTTAACATATTCTTGAACTAAAGGAATGTATGATTGTGGATTAGTTCTTAAATTATTAATCTCAGCTACCATAGCTGAATCTTTAGATGTAAAGGATTGACTATTAACTTTTAAACTAAAAAAAACTAATATTATTGTTGCTAAATTTTTCATAACTCTTATTTTTATTTATATTTAAACATACAATATTTTTTATAAAAAACAACGACATAAAATTTTTTATCTTTTTAATATTTATAAAATATGGCAACCCCATACACCGACATAGAAGTTACAGATAAATATATTATTCGTGAATTTAACGAAAATATTGATCCTATTGAACTTATGTGGCATCGTGATAATGAACCTCGCACTTTAGAAATCATAGGAGAAACAGATTGGAAAATTCAATTTGATAATTCCTTGCCAATTTTATTAGAAAATCATATATTTATACCAAAACACGCTTGGCATCGTGTCATCAAAGGCACAGGTACATTAAAGATTAAAATAATGAAGTCAAATATATTAGAAAGCAAATTACGTGATTTAATCAAAAAAGAAATCAACTCTATTTTAAAAGAAGAAATGGTTTCTACTATATATAAACTCACAGGAAAATTAACTACAGATACCTCTATACGAAATCAAACCGAAATCTTATCTGATATACGCTCTATAACAGGTGTTACCATAGTAGGAGCAAAAGAAACAGGAATTGATGAACCAGCAACTGATAATCCTTATTATCACGTTTTACTTTCAGTAAAAATAGATCCACACCCCTATATTGGAAAAGGTGGATTTGGAAAAGATGAAATTAAAAAAATAATAGGAGATATAAAAAAGATAAGAGGAGTTAGAAATTTTATATTACTTGAAAAACCAAAAAGAACAACCATATAAACATGAAATTAAATCAATTACAACAATTAATTAAAGAATCAATACAAGAATATATTCGTGAGATTGATAAAAAAGGAGATGAAGCAGCTGTTAGAGCTAAAATGGAAGCTTGTCAAGAAGCTATAGCTTCACGTAAGAAAAAAATTGAAATGTCTGAATCATTAGAAGAAATGAAAGACATGGTTGATCCTGCTAAAATTAAAAATCTTAAATCTGAAATTAAAACTTTAGAAAAAAGTTTAAATAAATATCAAAAACAACTTGAAAAAATGGAAGGTAAAATGGCTGATAAAGCTAAACAACCTGAAAAAAAGGAAGTTGTTACTGAAGAAGAGCCTGTATCTGAAGTTGATTTAGATATGAATGAAGAAGGAGTTACTGAAGCCAAAAAAAAACCATCGGCCGGAATGACTCAAAAAGAAAAATCGGCTTTAGCTAAAAAAGCACATGCTGGTAAGGATATCGGAAAAAAAGGACCTGGATTTGAAAAAGTAGCTAAAACAGCTGAAAAACAATATGGCTCTAAAGAAGCAGGACAGCGTGTAGCGGCAGCTGCAATGTGGAAAAATGCTGCTAAAAATGAAAACCAAGTAAAAACAGCCCCCGAAATCGATACTCCAGTTAAACCTGAAGAGAAAAAACGTAGAAGAAGTTTAACTCCACCTAGTGAATCTCCTAATACTAAACCAAAAGCAGAAGGAAAAGAAATGGATTTAGCTAACAAAATGGGTCAAAGATTTAGTAAACTATCTAAAAACAAATTAGAAGAATCTGTTGTAGATAGAATGAAAAAATTAGCAGGTATTATTAAATAAAAATGGAATATAAAGATTTTTTTAGTCCTTCTACTTTAGAAAAACTTAATAAACAATCTGCTGAAAATTTAAAGCAGATGTTGGGGGATAAAAGTCTTACACAAACTATTGTATCTTCCCAACAATTATTAAGTCAAATTTCTAAAGCAGAAGCTCCATACAAAAATAAACTAGAAAATTTAGCGGTAAATATAGTTAAAGAACTATATCCTATTATTGATGAAGAAAAAATCAATATAGATGCTAAAATTATAGGAATGGGTGAAGTTGGAAGTAGTTTAGATGAAATTAAAATAAATAAACCTGGTGGGAAAGATTTAACTAAAAAAGAATGGTCTGAATTGATAAATGGCCAATCAAATAAAGTTGAAGATTTTTTAATAAAATTAGGTTACCCAAAAAATTCTAGGCATTTATACGTAATAGAAAAAAATTTAAAACCAAATGAAAAATACCAACTACAAAAAATTCTTAAACCAAATTTAGATGAATCCATCTCCCCAGAATCTCGCAGACGCATCATCAATGCTGTAACTCAAGGAGCTGCTGTACGTGGTGCTTTTGCTTTTTATTTATTTAAAGAACATTTAGATGAATTAGATCCATCTTTAGTAGATAAATATAACGAAATATTAAAAAATAGTTTTGGGATATATGATGATGACAATGCAGTAGCTATGTTACTATCATTACTAGCCCAAGGACATAAATCAGCGGGTGGAAGTAGCAAAGTTATTATTAACGAACAACAATCCGGCATAACAATTAAAGCTCGTGCTATTAATTTCCCGATGCTAGTTCATGAAATCGTTAAAGGATTATTTGAACTTATTTCATTACAAGGATTTAAAGGAAATAAAGAACAAAATCAATCTGTAGTAGATAAAGTTGATCTTCTTAAAAATGAACCATATGATTTAAAATATGGTAAATTTATTTATGATGCTATACGCACTGCAGCATTAGATAACAATGCTTCACCTAAAGTAATTCCTTATTTTTTTCAAGAAGTATATCAATTAGATGATACTGAATTTATAGAATTTATAGAAAACGCTATTTCAGATACATTAACTTCTGAACAAAAAAGATGGATACAAATTACCATTAGAGAAATTGATGATGATTTAAAAGCAGATGCGGCTGGATTAGATGAAATTCAAGTATCAAATTAAAAAATGAAATTAACCACAATATTAAAATCTTTATTATTAGAGTATAGTGAAAAAACTATTCAAACTACTATTAGCAGATGGAAATCTACTAATTCTAAAGTAGATGATACACTTGCTCGTCAATTAATTCAACGATTTGATCAAATAAAGAGTGGACTATCTTCTAAATTAGATATAGTTGTTCTCCCTGATGAATTAAAAAAAGGAAACAATTACCTTAACATAGATAAATATTCTTATGAGGATATGGAGAAATTAATTAACTCCTTACCTGAAAATCCTGAAAAAGTAAAAAAAGATGCTATCAATAGATTTGTAGAAAAATATAATGTAGATAAATCAACTGCTCAATCATATGTTGCTCGTTTTTTAAGTAAAAAAGATACATTAAAAGTTGCTGTTCAAAGTGGTTTAGAAGATATTGGGTTTAGTAAAGAAGATATTTTAAAATTTATTCCTAAAAAAATCCAATCAAGAGATGCATTTTTAGATCCACGCAACTGGGACTGGCAATCATTTGAACAAATGTTAGATGCAATATTCCCTAGTCAAAAAGCAGTTTCGGGAGAAGTGGAAAACGATGCTGCTACTGATTTAGATAGAATATATAATAAAGATGGAATTGAAATTTATAAAGGAGATGATGTACATAAATGTATCTCATACAATCCTGTTATAGATAAAAGAAAAAAATATGGTTGGTGTGTAACTCAAGTAGGAAATACCAACTATGATTATTATAGATTTGGTGATAAAGCTCCTACATTTTATTTTGTATTTGATAGAAGTAGAACTTCTGAACCTAATCATTCTCCTTTTAAAGACCAATGGCATGCATTTGTAATACAAGTAACAGCCGATAATAAAGAATATATTGTAACAGGTGCTGACAATAGAGGAGACATAAGTACTAAAGATAAAGGATGGGAAGGAATAGCTAATTTAGTTCCACCTGAAACTTGGTCTAAAATTAAAAACTTAAAAGATTACTTCAAACCAATAGCATTATCTCCAGCTGAAAGAGGAAGAAAATTTGCTTCTGGAAAAAATTTGTCTTTAGATGAATTTAAAGAACTCTCTCAAGATGAAAAAATTCTTTACATTCAAGGAAAAGCATCTAAAAATCAAATTTCAAACGATATTTTAGAAATTTTACCAAAATATAAAATTGATTTACAAGGTAGATCTACAACTTTAGCTAACATTGCTATTGATAGTGGACAAGAATTTCCATATTCTGTTTTAAAAAATAATGAATCATTAGCTAAAAGATATGCTATATTTAGATTTAGACATACTAATTATGGTAATAAACCTATTCCCAGATCGGAAGAGCACA